TTTTGCATTTGTATATATATTAGCCATTAAACCAAGCAAACCTTTCTTGTTCTTGTTTTTGTTCGTTTAAAAATGTAGAATTTAATTGTTCTACAATCAAAGCAATCGCTCTGTTAATTTGTTTTTGATTAGAAAAATCGTACTCTTCTTTTGGTTCAGGTAATCTTACTACTACTTTAGCCATTTTTTTTATTTTCTTGATATCCTAAAATAGGAGGCATAACAGTTAATATACATCCGATAACCATAGACATTGGATAGATACAAAAATCAGCAAACGTTGAACCTATAGTTCTTTTACCATAAATTTTATGGTTATAAAAATCTCTTACTCTATCAGATGACCATTTATATTTAGAAACAAGATTATCAGCTATAACTCTTCCCCAAACATCGTATCCTCTTTGCCAAATTTTAGATTGTTTTCTGTGCCACACACGTAATTTTTTAACTTCTAGTAATGTCATGTCGCCACGTTCATTAGCTGCCGTACAACAATGAGTTCCGCCACCGCCACCTCCACCGCTACCGCCGTTGCCGCTGCCAAACTCATCTACAATATTTCCACCACCCGCTATGTCTCCAGTTGTAGAATCTACTCCAGGGCCTGCTCCAGAAAAACCACCATCACCTCCGCCAACGCCTGTGTTGCCATCTGTACCAAATTCATCTACAATATTTCCACCACCTACTAAGTCTCCAGTTGTAGTATTTACTCCAGAACCTGCTCCAGAAAAACCACCATATACATTTCCATCTATTCCAAATTCATCTACAATATTTCCACCACCTACTAAGTCTCCAGTTGTAGTATTTACTCCAGGACCTGTTCCAGAAAAACCACCATATACAAACTCATCATAAAGATTTCCACCACCTGGTAAATCTCCAGAAGTACCTATATTATTAATATTTGTTCCTGCGTATACATTTCCATCTATTCCAAATTCATCTACAATATTTCCACCACCTGGTAAATCTCCAGATATAGGATCTGCACCATATCCTCCATCAAATCCTCCTTCAATTGGAGTACCACCATAAGGATCTAAACTATTAATACCACCATCACCACCATCACCATCATTAGGTGATACGTAAATAATAGGAGCTTTTGGTATTGGAACTCCAGGAATATTTGGTCCACCTGTTGCAGGAGGTGGAGTTGTAGGAGTATTTTCATACTCAAAATTATCTTGTAAGGGTTGTGCTAAGTATTCTTGTACTAAATCAAATAAAGTTTTTGCCATTATCTTCTTCCATCGGGTTGTATATCAATTCTTAATGTACCAAAGCGCCAAGATTCACTAACATCAGTGTTTTCTATTTTGATATTAACAAACCTGCCTCGGGCTCTTGTATCCTTTTTATCAGTACTTGAGTTGATTGTAAAGGGACTTAAACTTGTTGTAGTATCTGATTGTTGAGGGTATCTTTTAACAGCTAATGTTACTTTTGCATTACCTTGTAAATCTTTAAAATCAGGTACAAATCTTCTCATAGCTAAAAATACTTCACCTGAAATACCTGGTCCTGTTGATTTACCTTGTGCGTTTTGTTGTTTTGATTGTATATCAAAATCATATGATTTTACAAATGAGGTAACTGTTGTTGTACTACCATCTGCATTAACTTGATCAGTTCCTATTTCATGTTCAAATAATGTTGTTTGACCTAAACCATCTTCACCTACAACTTCAGGAAAAGTTCCTGACGCTGAAGCATTAAATTTAGTTGAAATCGGTTTTGGATAAACTGTAGAATCTATCCAAGAAGTTCTAGCTTCTGTTCCAATATACCAAACACCACCTTTCATTGCTTCACCATAATTAAATACAACGTATTGATCATTATATTCAGAATTAATTGAAGGATAATACCAAATAACTTCTGTAAATTGATTATTTAAACCTGCACATATTTGTTGACCTTTAGTTGTATCTGCTTGATCATAAACATAATCTTCAACACTACATGGTAATGATTTAACTGTACCATCAAACATAAAGAAACCATTTGGACTCATCCAAAAAGCAGCACCATCTATTTCAACAGCTGCATTTTTACCAATCAATCCACAGTTAGTACCAACTTGCTCAAACCCAAATGTAAAAGGTGCACCTATAAATTTCATAGTATAAAGTGCATTATCTGTCCAAACTAAAATAGATTCTTTAGCTTTTAAAGCTCCTATAATTTTTGTTCCATCTTGTAATCTTTGTGATCCAGCAGAGTTAATAGCTGTTGGTGTATAATCATTTATATCCTCTTGATCAGAAAATCTAATAAACATATTATCTTGTGTTGCTGTATTTCCAATAGTTGTTTCTGTACCTAAATGAATTAAGTGACGTGTTGTAGGTGACACTAATGTAACTCTTGTTGCAGTTGGGTTATCTGATGTAGAAAAACCAGAAGTAGTTGTAGATGCTCTAGTTGTTAATCTTGCAGCATCTCCAGCGTTCCATGTAAAAGTTTTACCATTAGCAATTGTTCCAACTAACACTTGACCAAAATTACTTAAACTCCAGAGGCCTGGTTCTAGACTCACTTCTGATGCAGAAGAGGCTTCACCCCAATCAACAAAGTCAGCAGCGTTAGTTACAACTGCACCGCTTGAATGAGCAGCTCTTGTTGAACCATCTACAGCTCTTGTAATACCTGTTAAGTTATTTGTTGATACGCCTGTATAAGAAATTAATTCTGTACCTATTTGTATTCTACCTGCTGTAGGAAAACCCGATGCTGAAGTTAAAGCTATATTAGATCCTGATGTACCACTAGTATTATCTGCAAGTGTTCCATTCAATGTATTTTGTAAAGCACCTGAAACTATTCCATCCCATTCTGATATACCCCAACCATAACCATAAGACTGTGCAGCAGGGCCAACAGGTTCATAAGGTATAACAGAACATGCACCGCCTCCAGCAGCACCTGTTGTAGTTTGTGTACCTGTTACAATTGCAATTAAAGATGAAGTAACTCTGGTTACTTGAAATAGTTTATCTTCAAATGCAGCATCAGTTAAACCAATACCACTTGGTACGGTTACACCATCTAATAAAATTATATCACCTGATTGTAAATCATGTGCTGAAGAAAATGTTAATGAAACTTCTTTTGTTCCATCTGCAGCAGACATTACAACACTTCCTATAGTAGATTTTACAGGAGTGACATCATATAATTGTCCTTCAAAATATATAAGTAAAAATTTATCAGTACCAATTGCTACATATCTATTTCCATTTAAATCAACAAATGCAAATTCTTTTCTTGCAACACTAACAATAGTATCTGTAACTAATGATGACCAACCACCAACTTTTTCAGGTAGTCCATATCTAAATCTTGTGTTATCACAATCGACCCATCTGTTTTCTGCACCAGATTCAGTATCTTGTTTATCAATTCCAGGTAAAACTTTAAAGTCGATTAGAGCCATAATTTATGCTCCTATATGTTATCTTTATAGATCCAGCCTCTTGTAGAGTTTACATATACCAAAGTAAATGCAACTCCATTTGTGGACACTGTTAAATTAGAGGCATTTCCTAAAATGGGTTGACTATTTCTATTGATAGTTAAATTGTTAGATCCAAAACCATTTCCACTATCTATAAAAGTTACTTCATTTCCTATTGCAGGTGACGCTGGTAATGTTATTGTAACTGGAGCATTTAATCCCCCACCAGTTCCTGTTGTGTTAATTAATAATTGATCACCATTAACTGCTGTGTAAGCTGCTGGTATTGTATAATAGCCTTTGGTTATTGGACCAGAACTTATGTTAGTTCCGTCTGAATATAAAACTATCTTAGCACCTATTGGTATTGTTACACCACTACCTGATACTGTTTTAACTGTTAATGTATAATTAGATGAAGATCTAGCTGTTGCATCTTCTACAATAAAAACTCTTTCAGCAGAGTCTGGCATAGTAACTATTCTGTTAGCTGCTAGTGTTCCTGTAAATTTGTAGTATAAATTTTTACCGTTTGATACAGCAAATGTTGAAAGAGATAAAGCTAGGTCAGCTGATGCTACACTTTGAGTAAGATAACCTGATGCTGCTTGTTCTAAAATCTGTAAGTTTGTATTAGTAATTGTACCCCAGGTACCTGACTTTTCACCTGTTGTTATTAGTTCTAATTTTAAATCACTTGATGTACTTGATGCCATAATTCTCCTTATGCGTCAGGGTCAACCGGGACCCAAACTTGATTAACCCCTGGGGGTATTGGATTCCAAGTTATAACACTTACAGGGTTAGTTGCAACATTAAACTGCATTCCTGTGGGTACTATTAAAACGTCTGGAATAGGTCCAATGTTACCTATAGCTATGTTTAGTTGGTTACCTGATACAATAACTATAGGACTAACAGTGCTACTTCCAATGTCTGAAAAAGTTGTTTGTGCAAATGTTGTAGTTCCAAAAAACATAATTTATCCTTACGGTGTTGATATCGTTGTCCAAGTTTGACCTACATTAGGATCAATAGGATTCCATAATCTAATGTTTGGTTCAGTAGTTCCTATTTCAAAAGCACTTCCTGTTACAGCTATACCTGCTTTTGCAACAATTGTCACTGTTCCTGTAGCTAAGTTATATCTATTACCTGTTATAATTGCTGTTGCATTTGCTTTAGCAGTTGCATTT